ATGAACATCGCAAAGACCGTATTTGATGCCGTTGGCGGAAAGCGCCACGCGGACATGGATGTCAGTGGCAACTCTTGCTGCATTCCCGGCCCCGGCCATGGCAAGGATGACCGCTCGCTGTCTGTGAAGAACGATGCCAGCAATCCAGACGGCTTCGTCGTCAACAGCTTCTGCGGCGATGACGCTGCACAGTGCCGCGATCACGTGCGCCGTCTGGCTGGACTGCCGGAATGGAAGCCGACCCGCTCGGAGCGTCCGACCGATCCCCAGTTCGTCTATCGTGACGAGAACGGCCAGCCATACCTGCGCGTGACGAAAATTCACAAGGGCGCGGGCAAGTCATTCTTTCAGCATAGCTGGAACGGCCGGGATTGGGTCAAGGGCGGCCAGCAGGTTCGCATCCCATATCGCCTGCCGGAAGTCATCGGCGCGGATACCGTCTACATCTGTGAGGGCGAAAAGGATTGCGACCGCTTGGCCGATCTCGGCCTCGTGGCCACCACCAACCCGATGGGCGCGGAGAAGTGGCGCGACGAGCTAAACCAGTGGTTCACCGGCAAGCAGGTCATCATCCTGAGTGACAACGACGACACCGGCAGAAAGCACGCTGCACAAGTAGAGGAGGCCTTGCGGGGGATTGCCGCTTCCGTTCGATCGGTCCATTTTCCCATGCTGCCTGACCATGGCGACGTGTCCGACTTCCTCGACACCGGCAAGAGCTTGGTCGACCTGTTGGCCCATATCGAACAGGGCGGCGAAGTTTCCGTCGAGAACCCTGCCATACCGAAGCGCCTAAGCGCACGCGAACTCATGAAGCTTCAGTTTCCGCCTAAGCGCGAGATCATCAAAGACATCATCCCGGCAGGCTGCATCATCCTCGTTGGTGCGCCGAAGGTGGGCAAGTCTTGGTTTGTGCTTCAGGCAGCGACCGCTGTGGCCTCTGGTAGCGACTTCCTCGGCTCACCTACCGAACAGGGCGATGTTCTCTATCTCGCGCTTGAGGATGGCTTCGCGCGTCTGCAATCGCGTCTCATGATGCAGGCGCAGGGCGCTATTGACGACATGCCGGAAGGCTTCGACCTGCAAACCGAGATCCCGCTCGCAGACAAGGGCGGCTTGGCTGCAATTGAGGAGTGGTTGGAAGGCCACCCGAAAGCCTCGCTGGTCATCGTGGACGTGCTGAAGATGTTTCGGGCCACGAGGAGCGCGAAGACAAATCCGTACGATCAGGACTATGCGGACATTCGGCCGCTGACGGCGCTCGCACATAAGTACAAGGTCGCCATCATCGTCGTGCACCACACCAACAAGGGCTCGGCCAGCGCAATCGACCCGTTCGACCGTGTAAGCGGCACCGGCGGTATCTCTGGCGCGGCTGACGGCACTCTTATTCTGGCACCTGATGAGGCTGGCACGATTGGCCTCTATGGCCGTGGCCGTGACTTCCAAGAATTCGACAGGGCAATCCAGCTTCAGCCTGAGACCTGCACGTGGTCAGTCGATGCCGACGCGCCAATCCGTGACAGGAACATGGGCGATGCTGCCAACGCTATCCTGCGGGCGCTGCGCGATGCTGATGAGCCGATGAGCCCAACGCTCATAGGGCAGGCTGCAGACCTCGACCGCGTGACCGTAAGCCAGAAGCTTGCGGCTCTTGAGAAGAAAGGGAGCGTTCGGAAGGCAGGGCGAGGGCAATGGGAACTGGCTGACAAGGCGATAGTAGTACCCACCTCTACTATCACTACTATCGCTACTATGGTCAGGAAGGCCCATGCAGCCAACGCCTCTAACATACCATCCTCTACTATCCCTACTATGGCTAGTTTGGATGGAGATGATCAGATTGAAAGTAGTGATAGTAGCGATAGTAGTGGGGGTACTACTATCAAGCCGACCGGCGAGCTGACCAACATGTATGCGCGCATGAAGGCGGGCACAGCATGAGCAAGTGGCCCTATAACACCGCCTCTTGGCAACGGCTTAGAGAAGCCAAGCTATCGGTCGATCCGATCTGCGAAGTCTGCATACGCCGCGAAGTGGTCGAGACCGCCAACGTTGTCGACCATATCATTGCCATCGCGAAGGGAGGGGAGGCGTTCCCTCCTCTCTCTGGTCTGATGTCAATGTGTGAGCCATGCCACAACACCAAGACGAACGCAGTTGATCACCCCAATGCCAGCGGCTTCAGGCGGGCCATGAAGGGCTATGACGTGGAAGGCAACCCAATTGACGGGGATGGCTGGGACGCGCCACAGGGCAACGTCGAGGCGCTGGGCACCCATCGAGAACCGGGGGCCTTCAAGGGACGGTCGATCGGCGGGCTAGTACCGGCGGCTGAGACGAACAAAGACTTAGTTTTGAAATTGCCTAACCAGGAGGCATCGACATGGGTCTAAGAGGACCAGGCGCAAAGCCGAAATCCACCAAGGTCGCAGCCAACCAGAACCTCCGCAAAGAGCTTCCATGGGAAGCTGAAGGCCTTTCCAGGCTGGAGCGTGTCATCGCGTTCATTGAGGACATGCCCATCACGCAGGGCAAGCTGGCCGGAACCAAGATGAAGCTGCGTGACTGGCAGATCGCGGAGTTTCTGGAGCCTGTTTTTGCGGTTGATGAGGACGGCCGCCGGCCAGTTCGAACTGCTGCACTTTCGATGGCCCGAAAAAATGGGAAAACCGGACTCTCGGCCGCTTTGGCAAACTGCTTCCTCGTGGGACCAGAAGCAGAAGAGCGCGGCGAAATCTATTTCTGCGCCATGGACAAGGCGCAGGCGGCGAAGGCGTGGGCGGAATGCAAGGCGATGCTGGAGGGCCATGCTGAGCTTTCCCTGCGCGTGAACATCATCCGCTTCAGCAAGGAAATCGAGGTTCTGGAAGGGCAGGGTAAGGGCTCGGTCCTGAAGGCATTGTCAGCCGACGCGGATTCCAAGCTGGGCTTGTCTCCGTCATTCGTTCTCTGCGACGAAATCGGATACTGGCCGAAGCGTGATCTTTTCGACGCAATGGACTCGGCCCTCGGCGCACGTGACGAGCCGCTGATCGTTGCCATCTCGACGCAGGCCAAGGACGATACTCATTTCTTCTCCGAAATGATCGACTACGGCCTGAAGATCAAAGCGGGCGAGGTCGAGGACGAGTCCTTCCACCTGACCATGTTCGCGGCCAGCATGACGGACGATCCATGGGATCCTGCAACATGGGCCAAGGCTAATCCTGCGCTGGGGGACTTCCTGTCGCTGGAGCAGGTGGAACGGCAGGCCATGCAGGCGCAGCGCATCCCGTCGAAGGAAGCAGACTTCAGAAACAAGGTGCTCAACCAGCGGATTGACGGCACCGTCCGGTTTATCGCGGCGAGGGAGTGGAATGACTGCAATCTTGCGCCGATCGATGACAAGGAACTGGAGGGCCGCGAATGTTTCGGGGCTTTGGACCTTAGCGCCGCACGCGACCTTACAGCCTTCGTCCTGGTCTTTCCTGAAGAGGATGGCCGCTTCACCATCTTACCGCGGTTCTTCCTTCCTGAGTTCGATATCGAGGGCAAGAGCGATACCGACCGCGTTCCCTACAACGTCTGGGCAAAGCAGGCCGATGCTCGCCTGACCCTGCTTCCCGGCAAGGTAATCGATCCTGCCCTCGTGGCCGAATACATCGCTGACGAGGCGGGGCGGTTCGACATTAAGGCAATCGCCTACGACCGCTGGCGGATTGAGGATCTGAAGCGCGAACTGGACAAGTTGTCTGTCGAACTGCCGCTTGTGCCGTTCGGGCAGGGCTACAAGGATATGTCGCCGGCGGTTGATGTGCTGGAGGTGACAGTCGCTCAACAGAAGCTCAACCACGCTGGCAACCCGCTTATGCGTATGTGCGCCGCCAACGCTGTTGTGACCGTCGATCCGGCCGGAGCGCGAAAACTGGACAAGTCAAAGGCGAGTGGCCGTATAGATGGAATCGTGGCGCTGGCTATGGGCCTGAAGATTGCACAAGGTCATGAGGAAGAAACACTGCCCGCCTGTCTGATGGCGGCATAACAGGGAGTGAAAAATGGCAGCGAATAAGACCGATATACTCAAATTCATACGCAAGCTGGAGGCTACACGAGAGAATTTGGTTGACGAACTCCTCTACGAGTCGCGCATCCAACACGATCGCAAGCAGGAAGATAGAGACAGTACGGTGCTCGATGAGATCGTCGCCAGTTTGGCTGACACCCAAACCGCGCTCGTTGCCCTCAGGGAAGAGGCTGATCGGCGCAGTTAGCACCCAAGGTATGCGCTGAATCGCTCTAATGTTGGTAGGTATGGGAGATTAATTCTCTCATACCGTCACATAGCGTCCCCTTTTCGGCTTTTCGGAGAGAGTACTACGGCGGGGTGTATTCCCCGTCGCCGTCATTCTTGACAATTTTGTAGGAACGTTCCAACAATATTGTCAAGAAAAACATAGGCTTAACCCAATTTCGCCTTGACTTCCCTCGTGGCCTCATGCACTTTCCGCTCAACGGCCACCAACCGTACCACCACCACAAGAGGAGACTGGAATGAGACGCACGGCTTTTTTCGCCGGCCGGCTTTTGCCTGGCCTTCAATTGAATGGGAAACGGTACGTTGAATATGGAATCGATCACTGCAGTTCAGGCTCGTATTGAAGCTGTCCTGTCTGCCGCTCAAGCACTTCAAGATTATGCTCACCATCTGATTGCCGCGCTGGATCTCTTTGACGGCGATACCGATCTGGAATCTGACCTCGCTAACGACCACGACGGTCAGGCGCTGGAGCACGCTACGGATGACGACGAGCCGTCTCTGGGATGGACGGGCGGAATCTTGCAGTCAGGCCCCTCTTGGACAGGACAGGCAGCGCAACCCTTCGACATCGATCGCGAAGACGATCCTGCCCATTGGGGCATTGGAGATCGCGATGGCCTAATAGAGCAGGGCGGCTCCATTTACGAGTTCGCCACATGAAGCCAGCCGTCAACCGGGAAATCAAACAAGTGGCTGCGGAAGCCGGGGCAACCAGTTGGGTATTGATCAGGGAGAGCAAGCATCTCGTGATCGATTTCCATTTCACCGATCGCATCGTTCGCCAAGTCGTTGCAGCCACACCGTCCGGCGGTCGAGCCCGAAAGAACGAGGCTGCCTGGCTTCGACGGCAGGCCCGATTCTGAATTTATTTCATACCTGGCCGTTGACGGAACTGGAGTTTATGCCGTTAATTCACTATATATATCGTGCTGACCCACATTTATTGCATTTTGTCAAGCAATCGACGGTAAAAAAGCCACAAAGATATGCGATCCTATTGTCAGATCAGAAAATGTTCTGATTCGAAAAGCTAAAGCGGCCGGAAAACGGTCTAAGGGGAAATGCGCAAAAGCGCGAAATGAAAGGCCAAAAATGGCCGACACTACGGTGGGGAATACAATCTGAAGTTTTTAGCCTGGCGCTGTATAGCGGCCGGGTTTTTCGGCATTTCCGCAAATCAGCGGGAATAACCTTGCCTCACTGGCAGGGATCATGGGGAAGGCGACCGCCTGAGAACGAGACCAACCCCAACACGCAATGTCTTGAAAGGACACAAATGACTAACATTCATCATCTGAACGAAACACGCGCCGCCAAAATCACAGAAATGAAGGCAGTTGTCAACAACCCTGAGGCGTTCGACAAGCTCGAGACCGAAGTTCGGGCCTTGGACAAAGACATCAAGCGCGCTGCCACGCTGGCAGAATTCGAACGTCAGGCCGAAACCACTGACGACAAGCACCTCGACAAGGAGCTTCGCGCCTATTCGGTCGCAAAGGCTCTGACCGAATCCATGAACGGCTCGCTCACCGGCCTTGAACGCGAACAGCACGACGAGCTTGCACGTGGTCGCGAATCGCGCGGCGTCATGATCCCGACATCGGTCCTGCTCGAAACCCGTGACCAGCTCGTGGGCACTCCGTCCGCTGGCGGCTATACCGTCGCGACGAACCTTGGTGGCCTGATCGATCGCCGCCGCCCGACGCTGGCCGTGCAGGGCATGGGCGCAACTGTCCTGTCTGGCCTTACCGGCTTCCTCGACATCCCGAAACTCGTTGGTGGCCCGACTGCCTACTGGGTGGCTGAAGACGGCAACACAACGGAATCGGCCTCGACGTTCGGCAAGATTTCCATGGGTCCGAAGACGGTTTCCGGCGAAATGCAGCTTTCCCGCCGCCTGATGCTTCAGAACGCTGTTGCTCTGGAAAGCGTGCTCCGCGCTGATCTGGGCTTCGTTCTGGCGCAGGCACTGGACAAGGCCGCGATTGCTGGCACCGGCGCTTCGAACCAGCCGACCGGCATCCTTACTGCAATCACGGAAAGCACGACCCTCTCGACGGCCGTCACCGATATTGCGGCTGATCTGATTTCCGATCTGGAAGTCGATGACGTCATGGGTACTGGCGCGTTCCTCACCAACGCAACCCTGATGGGCACCGTTCGCAAGCTGAAGGATCTGGAAGGCCGCAACCTGCCGGCGTCCGAAATCTTCCACGGCAAGCCGGTCACGGTCACAAGCCAGGTAGCGGCAATCTCCGCTGAGCAGCCGCTGATTTACGGTCACTGGTCGGACCTGATCATCGGTTACTGGTCGGGCGTCGATATCCTGCTCAACCCGTACCATGCGGACGTTGCCAGCAAGGGCGGCGTCAAGCTGCACGCCTTCCTCGACGCGGATATCGCCATCCGTCACGCGGAAGCTTTCGCCTGGAAGGCCATCTAATGGCTGTCAGTCTCGAAGACGCCAAGGCTCATCTTCGCATCGGTTTCGATGCGGACGACGCCTATATCACCGGCATCATCGAGGCGGCTGAGAATTACGTGGAATCGGTGGGAGTGGCTTTTGCCACTCCCATTCAGCCCGCCGTTCGCCATGCCGTCCTGCTGATCACAAGCCATTTCTACAACAACCGCGAAGCCGTCACGGTCGAAGCCGTGAACGCGATGCCTTTCGGCGTCAACGCATTGTTGCAGCCTTTCAGGGAGCAAACCATTTGACCATTGAGAAACGCATCGCGACCGAAGTTCGCGCCGAAGGCCGGAAGCTTTCGGGCTATGCTGCCACCTTCAATCAGGAGACCCGCATTGCGGATTTCCACGAACGGATTGCACCTGGAGCGTTTGCCGCCTCCCTGCGCACAAGTCCGGACATTCTCGCCCTCGTGGACCATGATCCGTCGCGTGTACTGGCCCGCACCAAGAGCGGAACCCTGCGCCTGTCTGAAGATGAGCGTGGCCTAAAGTTTGAGATCGATGTTCCCGACACCAGCGCGGGCCGTGACGTGCTTGCGCTTGCCACGAGGGGCGACATCGGCGGAATGTCGTTCGGCTTCACAGTGCCAGACGGTGGCGACACATGGCAGGGTGACAAGCGGGAGCTGCGCAGCGTGACCTTGCATGAGATCTCCGTTGTCCAGTCCTTCCCGGCTTACGGTGGCACCACGGTTCAGGCACGTTCGCGTCAGCAGCGCACGGATGCCGATCGCCGCATTGCTCTGCTTGAACTGGAGGGCAATCGCTGATGTGGCCCTTCTCTAAGCAAGAGACCCGTATCGCCTCGAGCGATCCCTACCTTGGCGAATTCCTTGGCGCACGCTGGCAGGCGCGGGCCGATATCGAGAAGGCGAGCGGCCATGCCGTTGCACATCGCTGCATCTCGGTTATCAGCGAGAACCTGTCGAGCGTCCCACTGGCTGTCTATCGCAAGACGGCCGATGGCGGCCGGGAGAAAGCGACTGACCACCCGCTCTACTCTGTCCTGCATGACGAGGCGGCACCGGGCCTGACGGCTTTCGAGGCGCGCGAGTGGCTGCTGTCGTCGGCGCTGGTCTATGGCAATGCTTACGCCAAGATCGATCGGAACGGCCGTGGACAGGTTTCAGCCCTGCGACCCCTCGTGGCTTCTTCCATGACTGTCGAGCGACTGTCGACCGGACGCCTGCGTTACAAGGTTGCTAAGCCCGATGGCGGCAATGAAGTCCTGTTGCAGGATGATGTGCTGCATATCCGGTATCGCACGCGTGACGGCATTCTGGGCTTGTCTCCGATTCAGATAGCAGCGGCGGCTTTCGGGCTGGCACTCGCGCAACAGGATCAGGCCGGGGCTGCAGCGGAGAACGCTTTCCGACCTGCTGGCGCATTGGTGTTCCCTGACAAGCTGGCGGGCACCGGCAAAGATAGCGTCATTGCCAAGTTCAAGGAACGATTCATAGGTTCCCTGAAAGCGAACGAAGTCATGGTTCTGGATGGCGGCGCGAAGTTTGAGACATTCCAGTTCAATTCGAAGGACTCGGAGTTCCTTGATAGTCGCAAGCTGTCCAACCTCGACGTTTGCCGCGTGTTCGGAGTTCCGCCGTCCGTTGCCGGTATCACCGATGATGCGACCTATTCGAACATCGGTGAAGAGTCGCGTGCTCTTGTAATGCGTTGCCTGGCACCGTGGGCAAAGCGCGTCGAGATGGCGATGACAATCCAGCTACTGTCGCCAGAGGCTCGAAAGACGCTCTTTATTGAGCATGACCTCAACGGACTCACGCGCGGCGATCTGGCGACCCGATACGGCGCCTACCGCATTGCACGTGATGGCGGCTGGCTATCTGCGAACGATATCCGCGGATTCGAGAACATGAGCAAAATCGCAGGCGGCGATTCCTATGCCGAACCGCTTAACATGGGCGTCCTCGGTGCGAACGATAACCGCGCCAAGATCGAGGATGCAGCATGACCGGGGCGGGCGATCTTCGTGAAGTGATCGACATGCAGACGAGGGAGATCATAGACGATGGCTATGGCAATGAAATCACAGGCGATTGGGCCACGGTCTGGTCTGCACCTGGCCGCATCCAAATCCTGAGAGGTTCTGAGACGGTCATGGCTGGCCGTCTTGGCGGCGTACAGACGCTGGCGCTAACCATGAGGTGGCAAGCTGAATTTGCCACCATCGACGCCGCCTGGCGGGCCGTGAATAGCCGTACCGGGGAAGCCTATAACATCCGAAGCGTTGAACCCGACGAGCGGAAAAGCTTCGTCAATATTCTTGTCGAAAAAGGAGTCGCAACATGAGCCAAGTCCAAATCACCGAATTCACCATTTGGTCGTCGCCAAAGGAAAACAAGACAGGCTCATTCATTTTGGGCCAGTTCGCCGCAAAGGTAGGTGGAATCCTCATGAAGGGATGCGGCTTCGGTCACGGCCCTCGCGGCTATTTCGCGGTACCGCCGCAACTTGCCGCCAAAGGGCATATCCGCATCATCGACTCGGACATCCGGACGGAACTGATCGAACGCGCTCTGTTTGCTTATCGTGCTTTTGGCGGCACCTTTGAGCCAGATACCTCCTCCAACGTGATTGAGGCACCTGAAGGCTATGTCGCAGCCAACCTCGATGACGACCAGCCAGCCACCTTGGAAGATTTGGCTGGTCTGCTGCGCACACTGAGCGTCGAGAAAGAGGAGGCCTTCCGTGCCTGCGCCTGATTTTACCCCTCGTGGCCTTCGTCGTGTAGATGCGGCGCGCTACATCGGGATTAGTCCGACACTCTTCGACACCAAGCGGAAGGAGGGAGCAATCCCTCCGCCGCGCGAGATGTTCGGGGTCATGATATGGGACCGTCATGATCTGGATTCACTTTTCGCCAAGCCGGTCTATAGTGCGGCCAACGATAACAACTCCGGATATTGGGACAGGGTGTGCGGCTTCGAAAACCAAAGTACGTGAACGCCTATCAAGACCGTCACGACAAACAGCGCATTTATTATAGAGAGCCGGGAAAGCCACAGGTGGCTTTGCCTGGCCCTCTGTATTCCGAAGAGTTCTGGGTGGCCTATCACAAGGCCAAAGCCAATGAACCTCTTCCGGTCGGAAAGGCTCCATTGGCCGGGTCGATCGGTGCCGCGATAATGGGATACTACGGCAGTGCTGAGTTCGCTCAGTTGGCTCCATCAAGCAAGCAGGTCTATCGCCGCATCCTCGACAAGTTTGCTGCGGAGCACGGCCACGCCCCTATCGCTGAAGTGCAGACGAAGCACGTCAACGTGTTCATCGATAAGAAGGCGGAAACCCCAGGCGCAGCGAATGTGTTTCGCACTCGCATTTCAGGCGTGTTCGAATATGCGAAGTCGGTCGGCATGATCACGGTCAATCCGGCGAAAGAAGCCAAGCGAGTGAAATACAAATCCGCCGGCTACCGGACATGGACGGAAGCGGACATCACCGCCTTTAGAGCCAAGTGGAAGGAGACGGCACCGGAACGTATCGCGATGGAGATCCTACTTCACACCGGCTTGCGGCGATCGGATGCGGTTCGCCTTGGATGGAATCACCTCGTGCAGGACACCTTCTGCATCACCACGAGGAAGTCACAGGATCTTGTCGAGCTCAACATTCCTATCCACAGAGACCTCGCTTTCATGCTGGATCTTCCGCGTGAGAATGAGACGTTCATTTCAACTGTTCGGGGCAAGGCGAGGTCGGAGAAGGCCTTTACCAACTGGCTGCGCGAAGCAGCGCATAAGGCTGGCCTGCCGTCGAATTCGTCACCTCATGGCCTTCGCAAAGCTGCTTGCCGCCGCCTAGCGGAATCGGGCTGCACCGCTTTGGAGATCATGTCGATCACCGGTCACACGGATATAACGGAGATCGAAAGATACACGAAAGCCGCAGAAAGGAAGCTTCTGAGCAGGACGGCTATGGCTAAAAATGAGAATTCGTTCAATACTGAATTGCCTAACCTTCCAAACGGGTAG